TTCCGTGCATCTGCCGGAACCACGTCTGCCCTGTTTGCTTTTCGGTGGTTAAATCCCATCCGCCAGAAATGTACAAAAACGCTGATGAGTTGCCGCTTGAATTCACAACCTGAACTTGCGTTGAACTTGCTGCCGCTGCACCTGTGTCTGTCACGCCAAGTTTTTGGCTGGAATGTCCGCTCGCGGTCGCAGATGGGTACTTTTTGTAAAGCGTTGCGCTGGTGTCAGAGCCAATTGTAATGACCTCATACCAGCCGCCATCTGGAGCAGAGATGAAGTCGCCGATTGCCAGCTCGGTCGTGAATAGCGTGTCGGTGCCGGTGACGGTTGTGCCATTCAAAGTCCATGCAGTCGTGCCAGTCAAGGCAGTTGGGTCAGGGCTTTTTGCAACCCTGACCTCATCGCCAGCAGCACGTGATGTGGATGCTTTCGTGATTGTTTTGTATGGGTTGGCAGCCGTACCTGTGCCAGTTGTATCATCGCCAGTCGCCCATGAGCAGTATACGATTGCCATTATTACCTCCGATTACGCCAAACTGAATAGTTCTGTGCCGAATTCGAGTTTGAACGTGTCGCCCGATGCGAGCGTGACCTCCGAGCCGTAGTCGAAGAAGCAGATGACTTCCTTGTTGGTCGCGCTGTCGTTGTAGATGATGACATAGCGGAACGCTGGCACTGCGCCACTTGCAGTCAGGGTCTTGTCCGCAACCACCAACTTGTAAGTGCCAGCCGATTGACCTGAGCTTGATACGGTTAGGGTTACGTCGCCCAAGTTAGTTGCGTCGATTGTGCTTATGTCCGCCAGAACTGCATCAGCCGAAGCGGACGGAGCGTTGGAAGCGTTGGAAAACGCGACCTTGAGTGTGTCGCTTGCGAGATTGTGCTTCTTCTCTGCAAGGTCTTCCACGAAACATTGAAATTTGTTGTATGTTGCCATTAGTTATTCCTCCGAATGGTTCTAAATTAATTGATTTTTCTGTAACCGATTATTTACGAGAATATCCCGTGAACCTAATCACAGGTTTTCTATATTTGTCACGAAACGCAATAATAGCGTTATCCCACGGGTCATGGATAACAATCCTGCCGCGCGCGTCAATGCCAATGCCTGTCACCCAGTGCATGTCTTCAGCGGGCGTGCCCTCGTCATAATCCACCACGATAATCGGCATCCTCCCGTTTCTAATCGTCTGCTTGATCCGCTCGTCACTCGGTTGGTAGACCATCCCGTCCCATTTCACATCTGGATACAGATTTTGCAGTGCCTGCCAGATGATCAGGTTGCCGTTCGCGTACCCGTTGTTTTCCGTCAGCCACTTGTCCAGCGCCAGCGGATTGATGCTTTTCCCAAGTCCGTTCATGGCGTTCGCTGTGCACACCATAGCGCAACCAAGCCCACCGATCGTGCCGCGCGTACCAAGCGGCTTATCCTTCCAGCGTGGGTCACGTTGCCAGTACAATGCGCCGTAGTACATGACTTCGGTTGCGGGTGGTTGCGGTGTATCAACACGCTTCACCCATTGCGTGTAACTGCCATTTATCCAACGTGGCAAGCTGTCAATGCGTAACCAGTACCCGCTTTCTTCCCAAACAGGTACGATGTCGCCACTTTGTAGCCAGCGTTCTTCATTCCACCTCACGCCATTTGGCGCGTTGTAGGTGATATAGCGGTTGGGTGGCGTGGTCGTAATCTTTACTGAGTAAAGTGGTTGGTCAGGGTCGGTTGGTGGGTCAACAGGCTCGCCTACATTGCCAGCCCAAGCGTCAAAATCAGCTTGCGTGCCGCTAAAGCGGTTGGTGTCTAAGTCGCCAGTGTAACCGTTCAGTCGCCCTTCCGACGTGTACTGCCACAGCTTCCACGTGCTCCAACCTGTCGGTAAAATCGGCACGTTGCCTGTGGTGTAATGCGCAACCCAAAGGTCACGGTCTGCAAGCGGATTGTTGTTGCCAAAAATGGATCGCCACATGCTAGCGGATGTGTAGATACCTGCTTTGTAGCCCAAGCGCGCTTCGATCTCACGCGTGTAGGCAACAGCGGTCACGGCTCTAAGCGGCGTGGCGTTTTCTTCAAGTTCCACGTCCACCCAAAAGCCGAGTTGCAATTTGCGGTCGCCAAGTGCAGTCATGGCGGTAGTGATTTGCTCCGCAACGGTTTTGTACTCAACAATGTAGTGATACGCGCCTACAGGGATATTGCGCGCCCTAAACTCTCGGTAATGCGTTGCAAAGTGGATGTCCGCTCTTGTACCGTAAGCCACGCGCAAAATCACGCCACTAACTTCGTTCGCCAGTCGGTCGTAATTGATGCTTGATGGCGGTTGCCATGCGCTAATGTCAATAATTGGTTTCATACTGTAATTGCTCCTCATGGTTTCATACTGTCTGATACTCTTCTCCAGATATACACCGCAAAATAAGGTGGCAGGTTGTTATGCGCTGTTCCACTGCCGGAGTAATCCGTGTTCATTGTCCCGCCCGGCAAAATGACCGAATGCTTACTTCCTACACCAGCTGTGATTTGACCCGCGCTCATGTCGGATATGCTGTGCCTGTGGCTCGGCAGGTTCGATGTCGTCAAAGAGACGGTCTTCGCGCCACCAGTTTTACCCGGCGCGTTAAATTCAGTTTCGGAACTGACACCGACCAGAAAGCGACCTTGAATCTGCTCCCATGAGCCAAAACCAAGTTTGACTGCCGGGTCTGTGCTGTCCATTGAAAAATAAATCGACCCGACCGGATACACGTCCTGCAGGCTTATTCCACCACTACTGCCACCGCGCCTCGGTATCTCTTTCGTCTCCAGCGTCTCAAGTCTGCGCTCAATGCGTTTCAAAATGCTTTCCAGGTCGCTCATTTAATAATTCCTTCCAGTTTCACGTCGATGCGTTCATCGCCGCCAGAATAACTAAGTCCGACTGCAGCGATCCTGCATGCCGTTATCTGCCCATAAGCCTCCACGTCCACGATATCGCCCCACTTAAAATCGATATCATAGCGGCAGCCAGCAGTCTCAACCAGCCGCCCGCTAACACGCACGAAAGGCACTGCCTCGCCTAAGGCTTCTTTCGCCTGATCTTCAATACTCTGCTCCTCCTCGACATTTCTCGCGTCCTTGAACCGTTCGATGCGGCCATAAGGCCAGGCGGCAATAATGCGGCTTTCGTCCACTGCCTGCTTGATGATGCGCTCATCCTCTTGCCCTTGACCACCTGCGTAAATCGCTGTAGCTTCTTCGCTGGTAATGTGTTCTGCCATTGACCCTTCAAGGTTGCCGTACTTCTCACCAATCAAAAGCGGCGTGCTTGTCGCTCTGCGTCTGTCATTGCCGAGAAAACCAGCGTAAGTCGAAAATTGCGCTCTGCCTACCGTGCTCCCGTGCAGGTCAAACAGCACCGGCACGTCGTCCTTGCGGGTCATCTCGCTCAGGCCTTGCAGTACTGACCCGACTGGCTGCCACGCGAAAGCTTTCTTGACGCTCCTGCCGTCTCCAAAATCTGGGTCAACAACCAGCCACGCGATCTGCCTGTCTGCTGTCGCCAGCGGTCCCATGTTTTCCCGCACGATCGCTTTCATCATGTCGTCAGCCGCGCCCGTCTTGTCTGCCTGTTGTGAACCAGCGGTATATGCCACAATCCGCGTCCATAAAAGGCTGTTCAAGTCCTCAGCATAAACCGATACCTTCCGCATCCCTTGAGCGTCCGTGTACTCGCGCCAGTCCTTAATCAAGTAACGCGTGTCAAACTGCTGTTTGCCTTTGCGATAGACCTGCAGCTCTTGCATTTTATCGATGCTTGCCGCGAACAAAGAATTGTAAGGCAGCGTGAACGTCAGCTTGCCGATATCGCCTTCCAGGCGCGTGACGTCTATCGACTCCATCGCCGTGATGACGTCTATCGGCTCGCCGCGAGACCAGTATCGCCTGACTTCATAAAGCGCCATGCGTTGCTCCTTCCAAGCTCCAGTATCGTGGTTGCCACAAAACAAACACGTCACCGCGGTTAATGTCCGTGATATTGTCCTCCGGGTAAGGCGTTGTGTCAGCCACAATGTCGTTCCTCCCGGGCTCAAGCCAAAAATCGGTCAGGTCAGACCCGATATCAATAAGGTCTAATCTGTTTTTCCAGTTGTGAAGAATCTGGATTTTGTCAGGTCTAAGCGAACACTCCAGCCACCCGCCTTCCGGAATAAGCGTGTTTCTGAACCGAATCGTCTTGCCCGTTGCGCGATTGTAAAATGACCGTACTCTGTGTCGCCCGAATACCCGCACAATTGGGTATGTACCCGCCGTTGACTGTGTAACCACTGGCATCGCGTCAGGCGGTGGCGGCACTCTGATCGCACCCGTCCACGAGCCTGCGTAAATCATGTCGCCGTTTGGCGTCTCAACAATAGTGTTGATTCTTGGGTATTGCGTGGATTCTGAAATAACATTGATTTCTTCATGTCTGACCCATTCGCCAGATTTCAGCTTTGCAAACCTCCCGATTTTTTCTCTGTTCGCCCAAATATCAGCGCCGCCGACAACCGTGATATCGCCGCTGCTATCTTGCATGATGAACGTTGCTCCAGCCAATATTTCGACAATAAAATCATCATTGAACGGCATGTTGCGCATTCCTCTCAGCATGCCCACATCGTGCGCGTTGGAGTAAAGCGGACCCGGGAACACCAACGTGCCAGCATAAGCCGTTGAACCGTCAGCAAGTCTTGTAACGCACTGAATGCCTTGTTCCGTGTTCATGGTCGGATAAGTCCTCACATCGCCAAAACTGGATAGCTGCCCGTTGTCGGTATTCAAAAACGCAAGGTTCTTGATTGAGGATGCCGCACTCGCCTGAAAAGCGCCACCAAGTGCGACACGCCGCGGATAACCGCCGTTGCAAATCGACCGCACAATTGCCCCGCTGGACAGCGCCGTGCCAAATCCAGTCCAGCGGTCAGCGATAACGGGGTTTGACGGGTTGTACATCGCCACCCCAACGCTTGACTTTCCGCCAGCGGTCGTAAAATCACCGCCGACAATCACATTGCCTGTGTCGTCAATGTGGATCGCCCGTACGGTAGCATTGCAGCCAGTCCCCATTTGCGTAGGATCCCACCAGTTTTGCCCCGTAATTTTACGCAGGCTAGCGACTCTGGTGTGCAGATTCGACCCAATATAAGTAAAGTCGCCTCCGATATAAATGTCGCCGCTGGGCAGTACAGCAATCGCGTTGACGTCCCCGTCAGGCGCGCCACCCGCTACAGGCTTCCTCCAGCTCGTGCCGTTCCACCATTTGATTTTGCCCGTAAACGTACCGCCAGCCCAGATGCGACCGGCGGTGTCCACGGCAACGCATTTCACCTCGCCATCAAGTCCGGGCAGTGCTTTCCACTCGCCGTTTTTACGCCGCATGACGATGTTGTCCGACGTTATCTCCACCCCGTCGCCCTGTTTGTAGCCGTCATAATGGTTGGCGTAAAGGTGCGGATCAGGCATCACAAAATCGATCTGCTGTGAGGCATAAGTAGGCAAATCAGGAACATCACGCAAGCCCCAGATACAGGCGCACTCAAGCGTCAGCTCCTCGGTCATCGGCAGCCCTGTTTCGCTGTCAATCCCTTGATAAAGCAAGTTAAGCAACTGCTCGCCCTTCGTGTCCGGGCGCACCAAAAGCGATAACGCCTTCCGCTTTAAAAACAACTCCTTGTAATCCTGTGATACTGCCGTACCTTGCAATGAGAAATATCGCGGCACGGGGTAGTGATCTTGATAAAGCGCGCCGCCTGTCATTACGGGTGTCATGCGCTGTTCCCAGTCTCCCATACCCAGACCTGGCGCCTGCTCCACGATCATCAGTTCATCGATATCAACCATCTTCCCAGCGCGCCGGCATAGCCCATTGTGGACAGACCGGCTGTTCATTGGCTCACCTTCCCATCGAAAACACTGATTGTCAGAAGCCGTAAATCCGTACCCGCAGAACCACGTCATGTTCTCGCCTTTTTGCACGGAAATACGGTCAACGTAGAAGTCTTGCCCGTCAGACGCCAAAACCCTGAACGTCAGTCCAGCAGCGCCGACAACAAACGGCACTCTGCACCATCGCCACTCGCCGTTGAAATCAAAAACTTGTGATGTCCCAGTTGACGTTCCAGAACTGGTGCAGATTTCTACTTCAACTTGCGTGTTGTTCGGCGCCCATACGTTCAACAACAGCTCGTACTGCTCGCCAGTCTTCAGTTTGTTCATCGGCTTGTTCCACCATACGGTAGCGCCGTGCGCTAACAACACCGGCCCGCCGTTGCGCATTCTCTGCGTGCTGATCTCCACGGTGCCGCCGCCAACTACAGTGATGCCGTCAAGCGTCCACGGTAGCGGATTCTCACACTCGTTGATTGACGCCATCGGTTCAACGATCCAAAACTTCGGTTTTAGTCCCATGATCTCTTATTTTTATCTCCATCTTGCCGTATTTTCAAACGCTGACGCCCGGCTCATAACCGCCGTCGGGCGCAACTTGTTATCGTATCGGTCAAGCGCCCGGTTAAACGCGCTCTCGACCGCCATTTCCAATTGCTCGTAGTCCATGTTCGCACTGCCCGCGGAGACCGCCCGCGCCGCATCAGCCTTGCTCAAAATGTATCCATCCATTGAGGGTACGAATATCTCGCCCCTGTAGCCGTATTCCTGCCACAAGTAATTACCTCGTGGCGATGTCGAACGCCCGGCAGCAGCGGCTTGCACAGTGCCGCCGGCGGCTTTTATTTCCGTCTTGTTCGGCAGGTAAACCACGCTGCCATAGAGTGTCGGGGGGTTGTAGCCGTCAACGGCTTTAGTGTCGAGTTCGATCGAGACTTTGAGTTTCTTGTTGGTTGGCGTCTCATAATTCTCGACGTTGAGCGCGTTGAGTTGTGCATCTACCCACATATTCTTGGTTGGCGGCCCGTAATTCTCGACGTTGAGCGCGTTGAGTTGTGCATCTACCCACATATTCTTAGATGGTGGCTCGTAGTCGTCGGTCTCGCCGCTGTCAAGCACGGTCTTGACTTTCAGGTCGCTCTTGTAGTTCTCGATGTCTTTGCGCAAGTCGTCGAGTTCTTTTTTGTCGACTTCGGTCTGGACGTTCACCACATGTTCGGCACCAGTGAAGTCAGCAATGTCGTCCTCATAAAGCCCTAACTCCTCGCGTAAGGCCTGGAGCGCTTCTTTACTTGCCAGTCCATGCTTTTCCAGGAAGCCAAATATCTGATTGAATTTCTCGCCCATCGATTCAGTTCCAGCCATGACCTGCTGAATGTAGGCGTTTACGATCGCGTCTTTGACGACGTCCTTCATGCGCTGATGGCTGTTGTCGATAGCCTCGTTTAGCTTCTCGATTTCTTTGCGAGCTTGTTCGGCGCTTATCTTTTGACCGTCGTAGATACCGCCATTGTTCTTGACGATTTCCTCGAGTTCGACAATGCGTGCTTTCTTCTCTTTGATACCCTCGAGTTCAACGGTGTAAGTGCGTAACAGCCCGACGAATGTCGTCATGCCCTGTTGCGAGCTGAGCCACAATGTCATAGCAGCTGATACTTTGTCTGTCTCGCCGGCAATACCTTGCAGCGCGCCTTGCATGTCGTAGTGCGCTTTGACGCCGTCGTCAATGGCTTGTTTGCGGGCGGCTGCCATCTTTTCATATTGCCTGACAACAGCCTCTTGCTGGTCCTCATAGACATCGTAAGTTGCGCCGGTGGTTTTGATGCTCTCAGCGTATTCGAGACTTTTGTCGATCATCTCGTCGACTGTGGCGCGGTAATACTCGTTGTTGAGGTAGCGCTCCCAGTCGATTTTTTCTGATAGGTAGCGCCTAGAGCCCTCTGATAAGCGCTCAAATTGGTTCTGCACGCCAATCATTGCGGCTTCAGCACCCGGAAGGTCAAGCAGTTCGTCCCAGCTCTTCTTGATTGCAAGATTATCAGCAACTGCAAAACCGATGCTGCCTGTTCCAGAGGCGTACATACCATACAGCTCGCTAAAGGACTTGTCAGCTGTTTCTAAATTCTTCTCAACCGCGCTTTCGATTTTCTCGTTCAGTTCGGGTATCAGACTGCCGATTGAGTCAATAACATTTTGTCTTCGCACAGCATGCGAAGCGCTGTCATAGACATTCGTCCAAAACTCCGCCCAGCCAGTCGCACCCTCAGCCAAGTTTTCTTTCATGGCATTGAAGAAATTAGACTGAGAAGCCTCCATTCTCTGGAAAGCGCCGAGCGTGGTGTCGCCAACGTGCCCTTGCAGCGTTATCATGGCTTCACCAGCCTCAATGATGGCTTGCGTCATGGCTTGCTGTCCTTCGATGCCAGCTTCTTTGAGCGCCTCGTAGCGCCCTTTCACGCTCTCGACGGATAAGCCTAGTGTGTCAAGCCGCTTGGTGGTCTCGTTGGTGATGGTGAGCGTAAGCTGATCCATGTTCCAACCCAAAGCACCGGCAACTGCTGTTAGCCTCACGGCTTGGTCATGCGACTTTGCCAGTCCTAGCGCTAACATATCGGATGCGCCAGCCATCAACTCCATGTCGGACTTTGTGCCTTTGACGGCTGACCGTAAGTCCATCATCAAGGCGCTCGATGTCGTGCCGATTGAACGGCTTAGGTTGTCAAACCGTTGTTCGAGGTAAACGAGGTCAGCGCCTTCGCGTGCCGCTTGATAGACTTTATCCACGGCTTTTTTGGTAATTTTGAACGCAGCGTAAGCTTTCAGCGCCGCGCCTTTAGCCGCGCTAAAGCCGTCTTTAAGCTTTTGCAGGCCGCTTTTGCTCGCCTTTTCGCCAGCGTCGCCAAGACCGCCAATTTCGTTCTTGATGCTTTTCAGCTCTTTAGACGCGTGGTCAATTGCTGAAATGATGATGGCTAAGTTTGCATTACTCATTCTCGTTCACCTCCTTTCTTAGGGCATTGACGGACTTCACGGTGTCCCACAATTCCGGGTTGCTCTTCTTCCATGCTGCCATTTTGGTTTTGTCGGCTTTCTTGTATTCCGCGAATGCGTCGTAGATGTTCATCATGCGCGCCATTTTGCGCAAAAGCCCTAATGGTTGGTCAAGCACACCGCCCGCTCTTGGTAAGCTGTGGTATCTCTGGCAGTCAAACGCCATGAGCAGCTCAGCAGGCGGAGTGCTTTCTTTTTTTTCTTCAACCCAGTCGGCAACCGCTATCAGGCTAAAGGGTCGATGGTGATTGCCTCCGCAATGACCTCGGAAATACAGTTGCTCAGCCACAAAGTCTTTGCAGGTTTCAGGTCGTCCACGTCTTCAGGTTTCAGTTCGGGTTCGCATTTGGCTAGCCCAAGCGTCAGGAACGCCTTAAGGGTGTCAACGCGAAACTTGGTGTAGCCTCGTGGTGTGCCCTCCATCATTTCGCCGTAGTCTTCGTATTGCTTGGTGGTGAGGTCGCTAACTTCAATCTTTCCGTAGGTTTTGTGTTCAAACTTGTTCATGTAATCCCTTTCTAAACTAAGGTTTTGACGCCGCATTTGGTCAGGATGTTGAGCCAGTTGCCAAATTTGCTGTTGTAGACACCGGAGAAAACGAGGTCGTACGAGGTGATACCATCGCGATCAGTGAATAAGGTCGGCGCGCTCTTGGTGAAGCCGGTGAACCGAATGGTGAACTCCTTTAGGGCAGCGGCGCTGCCCTCAATGTGCTTGATTTGGATCTGCTTCTTGAGCATTTCGTTACCATCACCACCGAACATTTCATCCAGGTAAGCCTTCGAGGTCTCGTTGGCTTCGAGGCTGATGGTCAGTTCGCCACTCCACTTTTTGTCGGCAATTGCAGCAGCGCCACACGCGCCCAAATAACCTCGGGTCTCGCGGTTTGAGTTGATCGTCAAGCCGTAAGAAAATGCGGTCAACTCAATCGGTGTCGCGCCCATTGTGCCGTCCCATGCGTCAATCGAGACCACGGACTTACAGCCCGTCATTTCGGTTTGGTTATCACGGATTGGCAGGGTCGGCACTGTGTCGGTGCGCAGGTATTTGATCGCACCACCAATCAGGCTCGCGCTAAAGTTCACGCCACCGTTGCTGTCAGCGGTGATTTGCAAGGTCGCCACAGTCGCGTCTGGCATTTGCACCCAAAGCCCATGCTGACCAAAAAGTGTTGTCATAAACGCCGGTTGCGGTGCTGTTGATGTTGGCGCTTCGTAGGTACGCGAAAACGGCGCGCTTGCTCCAGCTGAAGTCGCCTTGCTGAACAGGCTATCCAGCCAATAGTTAGCATCCTCGAAGGTCTCGTTTGCCACCTCAATGGATGCGGATGATGCAACTTTGGTGATGTTCGCGCTCGATGATGGTGCGATCGTGCCTTGCCGTTTCTGGCTGTCGCTAACTTCCCATTCGGGTGTCTTAGTGATTTCACTCACGTTGCCTAAAAGCGCGGTGGGTGTTGGGTTTGGTGTGCCGTAAGCGGTTTGTTCGCCACGCAAAAGCACGTTTGCGTCGTATAAATAAGGGGCTGTCATTATTCGCCACCTCCTTTTTGTTTGTCTTGGGGTTTGGTCTCAACGCGCTCGTAAAGCCCAGAAACCAAACCAGCCTCTTGAATTTGCTTGGGCAGTTTTGCCCATTCTTCCTCTTTCATGTCCCTGGCGGGTGCACCATACAGGTAGCCTCCGCCCGTGTATTTGTAAATTGTCATTAGATCAGTTCCTCCACTGTAATTTCAGCCAGTGCGCCCGCGAAATAGCGCCCGCTCATGACAGGCCACTCAAACACACCAGTCCTAACGTTGAAGCTTTTCACCACGCATCCGGCAAGGCATGGATGTTGCTTAATTTCCTCGATGTAATTGCCGCAATAATCGACAAGGTCGCGCGCGAAGCCTTTCATCCCGCTGCCCTGTTCGCTTGCTTGCCAAAGCATCAGGTCGTTAATCACCCAATGCACATTGATGCGCTTGCCCATGTTGATGAACATGCCGTCACGCCCCTCCATTGGTTGCGGACTGAGCGGAAGCAAGAAGCGCGCGGGTAAATTAGCGGTGTCGACACTCTCAGGTAACGCTTCGAGGTTGTAGACTTTCAGCGTCTTGGCGCTCTTGACTTCCATGTTCGCAAGCGCGTCATAAACGTCTAAAATCTTGCTCATACCGCCGCCCTTCGCTTATACCGGTCAAGCAATTTCTGCACATCCGCAGGCAATCCGCTTGGCATGATCGTTACACCATCGCCAGTCACCATCGGTCGGTCAATATCAGCGCTGGTATCCTTTTGCCGGTATAGAAAAGCTGCAAGCCTTATGCAAGCGTGCGTGATATCAGCGGGAGCGGTTGCGCTAAATCCCCACGTGCCAGCAACGCTAATTTCGCTATCGCCATTAGTAAAGTTCCACGCCTTGTCTTCATTCAGCCTGATAATCCATTTCGGGTTGTCATTGCGCGGGAATAGCTTGTAGCTTCCAGCCGCAATCTCAACCCCGTCACCATTTGTCAGCTTGGTCACAGAGAGCAGGTCATAGCCCCATAAATATAAATCCCGCCCGTCAATGTCGTCTATGGTGAAATACTTGGTTGCCGTTTCAGCTTCAAAATGCCTTCCGGTGTAAGCGTCAATTATACCTTCAGCTCGTGTGAGCAAGTCAGTAAGCAGAGGGTCGTCTTCGGTCGTGGCAACGCTTATACCTAAATAGTCTTTTAGATTAGTCAGGCTTGCGTAGCTCATTCGGCTTCCTCACCATTCTTGACTGTTTTAGTAGCCTTTACTTTTGGCTTATTGATTATCTTAACCGCAGGCTCATCATCAATAAGCGCTACATAACCAGCCCGCACAAAAGCGTCGACCGCTTCATCTGGCAATTCGCCCAATCCCGGTGCGAACTCGACCACTTTCTTATCGATTTCAAACCTGAATGGCACTAAGATTTTGACGGTCTTCATATTACTTCCTTTCGGGGTCGGAGAGAGGGAATTACCCCTCCCTCTCTTATCCCCCACTAATTAGAGGATGATCGCCTCTTTTGCGGCGGTCTTCGGGAACGTGCCCGAACCTTCGTACAATACAGCAATTGCACCGACGGTCACATTGGCAGTACCGCAAGCGGCAACTGCTTTCTGGAACGGTTTGGCAGGATTGACGGGAATGTCAATCGCGTAAACTTTGCTTGCACCGGTTGCAGCTTTGACCTGCGTCAAAGCCGCGCCAGTGATGTCGGCGGCATTCGCCATGCCAGTAGCCGAATCTTCCTGCACCTTATAATCAAAAGTGCCGGTGGCGGTCATTGCGCCAACATTGATAATGTGACAAACACGATCAAAACCAGCACAGTTAATCTCGGTTCCGGTCAGCGCTGTGTCCGAAGTCACAGGCGCAACCGATTGGACAATTTTTGTTCTTCCTAATAGGTTCATTGTTTATCCCCTTTCAGGTTACGAAGCCTGCGTCAAGTATTTGAGCGCGAGCGTCTGCAATACAGCACCACCGAAGCGCTGCTTAACGAACAGACCAACTTGCCCATTTGCCTGGTACAAGTAGGGGTTACGGCTCAGTGTGACGCCCTCGCGCTCCGCGAATGCGTACATTGAGAAGTCACCAAAGACGACGGATTTTTGTCCGCTGGCGACGCCGCCCATGTCGGGAGCGATGTAAGCGGGGTAACCCATAAAATCGCCACCAGCAGGAGTGTTGATAAACTGGAACGGATTGCCAGTCAACCCTTGCAGGTAGAACTTAGTCGCGCCCTTCATCAGGAAACCGGAGCTTGAGTTGTGATAAGGAGACTCCACCTTGCCCATCATTGCAATCAATTCGCCAGCAGTAATAGCAGTAGCAGAAGCGGTGGTGATACCAGAAGCGGTAGCGCCAACCACGATGCCTTGCGGCATGTTAGTACCAGTACCGATTGAGCAGTAGTAGTTTTCAGACGCAGCAGAAGCGCGTGCCACGACAGAGCTGATATAAGCCTCCAAACCAACAGCGTCACCGTCCAACATTTCTTCCGAGACTTTGATCATCTTGGTGAACTTGTGGATAGTCAGCGCAACCTGCCCGAACACCGGCTCGTTTTCGTCGTAGGCGGCTTCTTCAGCGGTCACAACTAACTTGGTGCCAGCGGTGGCTTCGGTTGGGATGAGGATA